CACAGGTGTATAGTGTCCATTGCTGTTACGAAGGCCAACGAGGCGGGCTTTTCACCCTGCCACAATGCAAACCTGAAATAACGTACGAGCGCATCGCGGATGTAGTTTGGCTGACGTCCGGGCGTGACAGCGTGCGTCGTTGCCGCGAGAATACCGACTGGTTGTGGGGCCGCAGCGTCAAGATACGACGTGGAGTCCATTTGACCTGGAAAGTTTTGGCCGTCGCTGCCGACTCATATTTGTTTAAATTCTATTTAACCGAGCTCCCACGCGCTGAAGCCAAACCCCGGGACCCTTTCGTCGATACCTTTTATGGCGATGTTGCGCCCATCAAGAACATTAAGGACATTGTTGACGTCACGACTCAGGCTGTTCTTGGTAGGGTGACCCAATTGTACTCCGCTGGTGATTCGTTATGTTGCCGAGTTGAAAATCGTTATATATACGTGCCTAAAGAAGGTATTGGACACATTAGCCTGTGGGCCACGGGACGCGAACGTAACGCCACGTTCCAACGCGATGCCAACAATTTGGCGAAGCAATGGCTGCGTGCCACCAAACTCAATGAATGTGAGCGAGCCGATTGCGTGGCCTACATGGTGGCCCTGGGCATTTATCGCAATATGGGCAATGAGATAACCGCCCTAACCGAGCTCAAGCCAACCACAGCGATCCTCGAGTACAACACTAAAATAGCTGAACCCTATGCACCCGATCCACCTAGGCTACTAGTAGCATTACGGCATCTTCTTTATCGCCACCAGGCTTGGGTTAAGCCAGCTGTTGCTGTAGGTGCGACTGTGTCATCCGTCGCCTTTACTATGTTGGTCAAAGCCAAGTTGGCAAGTTCTATTGTCACCTGGCTCAACACCTTTGGGGTCATGAACCGGTTTGTTGAATCGCGCCGCGAGAGTGCCATTTTGCATTTGATACGCCACCCAATTGTTGATACGTTGCAAAATGTTGTATTACCCTTTCTTCCGGGCCCATGGCACGCATCGATCCGCGCCGTGTCGTTGGCTGCCGTTGCTATTCCAAACTTGGCCAAATTCCACCCTTTTAGGCGTGCGCGCCTCGCTCTTTTAGCTTCGTTCAAGCGGGCCGCGTGCATTGATTTGAGGTATATGCCA